TGACAAGTACAAGTATACATACCACATATAATATGGTATTTAACATCTATATATAGTACAAAAGAGAATATTATTGTGAAATATATTATTAAATATGAAATAGAGAAATGAAATATAAAAAGAAAAAGGAATGATTTCTATATGTTTAAACCATATGTATTGCCCTATAGTCGTTCAATGTATCAAAAAAATCCATTTATAAAAGAAGTATCTTATATAACCTTATGCGCAACAAATCATGGAATTGGCACCACAATACAGGAATACAATACAACGAATTATACATTAACCGAAGATCCCCTTTTCCATATATCAACAAATCCGTGTGTTATTTTTATTTTTTTATGCTTTTATAGTATTTGGCTTGGAGGATTTACAAAACGTCAAATATATGAGTATTTAAATCAAGAATACACACAATAAAATTGAATACTATTTAAAGTGATAGAACTATAAAACAATAAACATGTCTGCATCCATAAATATCGTTTCAACGCACAATGAACCAAAATACATTCTCTATTTATACGTAGATACCACAAACGGTGCTCTCCAAGAGTATAAGGACCAAGTTTTGAAACACAATGAGCACCTAGAAACAGATCCACATCCTGACAGTGGGTTTGATTTGTATGTACCAGAAGAACAAATCATGTATGTAGATCGATCCAATAAGATTGACTTCAAAATCAAATGTGAAATGAAACGACTTGATAATGATGTACAAAATACATGGAATCCAAGTGCGTTTTACTTGTACCCGCGTTCAAGTATTTCCAAAACCCGTTTTCGTTTGTCAAATAATGTGGGGATTATTGATAGCGGATATCGGGGAAACATCATGGGTATGTTTGATATTATTTATAGCCATGGGATCCTGAAATGCGGCAAATTGACCCGCCTTCTTCAAATTTGTACGCCCACATTGGAACCGTTTAAGATTGTATTATGTGAAAGCGATACTACCATGTCCAATACCTCTCGTGGAGAAGGAGGGTTTGGATCAACGGGCGGAGTAGCAAGTGTATAAAAATTGAATTAAAAATAACTTTATTTAGTATAACAAATCACACAAACATGTCTTTGGAATTGTATATTGGACCCATGTATGCAGGAAAAACCACGAAACTCATTCACATGTTTCAACAAAATAACTCATCACAAAAGGTTGTCATTGACTTTTCATTTAAACCCCATAAAACAATACAAATATCAGACTTGAAAAATCATAACAATATCAAATTATCAAATGTGTATACAACTCAAAATTTAACTTCATTGTCTAATGAATCCAATTATATGAATCAGGATTTTGACTATTACTCCAAGTTCTCCACTACAAAACACATCTACATTAACGAATGTCAGTTTTTTCCCGATTTAAAACACAATGTAGTGTCTTGGATAAACAAAGGAATTCACGTTTATTTATATGGTCTAGATGCGGATTATAAAATGGAATTATTCGGACAAACTACTTTACTCATTCCTTATTGTAATCATATAGAAAAAATAAAAGGAACTTGTGTAATATGTAAACATCCATCTATTGTGAGCTATCGCACAAGCAATGACACGCAAGTGTTTCTACCCAATGCGGAATATATTCCATTGTGTTTGAAATGTCGCAATTCTATATAAATGAAAATTAGAAAATCGTACGTATCTAATACGTTTAAATAATAAATTATCTTTTTTTTATTATTTAAATGAAGTCAATAAGTGAAAAATATAATTCTCTTTTACCTTATTGTCAATATCTCTATATGTCAAGTCATTTTTTCTTAATTCCCACCTTTTCGTCCATTTATCAGGAACGATACGATGTGTTGTGGATCTATGTGTCGGTATTAGTCACGTCCATTTTGCGTTGGGGAAATCCAAAAGTGTTAATCTATCAATATATTGATCATAATTGGGTAAAATGTATATTTGTCTATTTATTGGTTTGTTGGGCGTTTGTGATCATTGAAAATAAAAATGATTTTTTTCATTGTTTATGTATCATTACAATATTATGTAGCATTTTAATTCTATTTATAATAGAATGGTTGTTTTTCTTATGTTTTGATACGAAACTATGTATACCGTTACACATGTTATTGCATTTTTATACAGTAATTGGATTTATCTATTTAATGGTATTTGATTTTGATTATACACAACCACTGTATTCTTTATTAACTCTATTATATCATTGCGGGCAACAAGTTAAGAATATCGTGGGTTGGAAGAATGGGTAGTTTCATCAATTCGTAGTTTCCGCATTCATTATCGGGATGAATTACCACAAGATGAAGATCACGAACGGTCTTATCATACTTTGTTTCCAAAATGTACTTGTAAATATTCAATTGAAGACAATAATGCCAATAATTCGTATCATGAATATGACCCAAACCATCAATCAGACATCGCTTGTGAAAGTTATTTTCTTTTTCAATGTTTTTACATCGTTTCCAGTCATAAATACTTAAACTACCGTCATCTTCGTTGATATATACCATATCAATGGATCCTGCCAGTTTATGATCTTCATGATATACATTCCATTCTGTGCGATATGGAACCAAATGGTTGTTGTCTTCTAAGAAGTTTGTGAAATAGGTATGTTCTATAGTCTCCTTATAGGAATCAATTTGGTCTTGATGGATTTGATTATAATGATATTCAAACATGGCATGCATGGCGGTACCCATCTTGGCTGCCTCTACACCATTTTGTTTCCATTGAAGTTTGATTTCTTCTTTGGTCATACCAAAATATTTGGATTCATTCCATTTTGGCGAAGCCATCATGTTATCTATGATTTTATTGGCATTGAATTTTTCAAATGCATTATGAACTATCGTTGTTACCGAAGTGTATCCCTTTTCTCGTTTCACATAATAGACATGTCCTTTTTCTCGAAAGACAATGTGACTGTCACGTTCGTGAGGATGTATATCTTTTAACAGGGTACTCATTTTATACTATTGTAAATTACCTTTAATTCAAAAATGAAATCAATTTTTATACATTCATTTCACCTACTTCTTGTGTAATAGATTCGTTTAATGATTCTAAAAATTCGTCAATGATTGTATCATCCAATGCCATGTTGTCACTTGCTAAATTATGAATAATTTCTTGTTTCGTGGGATTTCGCACCATTTCACGTTTGAAGTTATCTACGAATTCTTGAATGAGTTTCATTTTCATGGAACGTGCTTGCTCTTCTGATGCATCACCAATATGTAATACCACATCATTTACCATCTTCTTGAAGTTTGTATGTCGTTTTTCGGTTTCATCTTCTTTGAATAAGGACATTTCAATCGATTCTAAAGCATCACAAATTTCTGGTTTCTTCAATTGAGCGAACATTCTTTGTTTTTCTGGATCTAAACTATCGTTAAATGTTTTATCGAATAAACCAATGACATTTTTATCAATATTTGGACTCGTTTCCATCAATCGGTCAAACTCTTCCGTACAAGCTTTTAAAAAGTCATGGACCATTTGACGCTCTTGAGGTGGTTTGGCAAGCTCTACACGAATTTTGCGATAAAATTTATCCCACGAAATGGAACTAACTCGATGTGCTTCATTTAATTCTGATATTTTTAAAAATTGCTGAATGGTGGTTATGATCCCTGCTATAATATTGACCAATCCAACACCCATGGAATAGTATCCTCGATATTCCAATGGAACTCGTTCTTGGGCGAAATTAGCAGTTCCCGTTAAAGTACTCATAATAATGACGGGTATGGTAAACATGGCGTTCACTTTATTGAATATATTATGACTCTTTGCATGAAGCCAACGATAACACATGGCTTTATCTCCCCAATCGACTAAAATCTTTTCATGATCTTTCGTCCAAAAGACGGCTTTTGAATGAGGCACTAAATTTTTATCATCCATTATATGTATATGGATAAAAATATTTCAGAAACTATCAAAGTTAGTTTCGATACCTTAAAAGAAACTCGTCTAAAAATTAAACAAACGTTTGGTGAAATTGACAGCATTAAAAACGATATTAAGCAAAATTATATTCAATATATTCAAAAAGAAAGTGAGAACTTTTTCGGATTAGATTCGTTTCATTTTCAAAATAAGGCCATTGAATTAGAATATACAAATATGCTACATTTGTATCATTTTATTGACAATCGTATTTACGGCGATTACTATAAACTATTTATTATGATACACGAGAGTTTGAAAACTCAATTGACAACCCAGCAAGTGTATAAATTAAAAGAGCTTCAGCATTTAGACATTTATCCATTGTATAAAGACCTAGAACCATTCAAAATATATGAATTTGACTTAATCAATCAAATACATCAAGATATTATTTTAGTATTAGCAAGTGTAAAAGAAATGGTAACCGAAATAGAGGCATCTCTAAAAGATCATCAAAAGCATTTGAACTTGGGTATGAACATTGACAATTATGTCATCAATCAAAAATACAAAAACAATCACTTGAAAATGAGCAATGATTTACACGAAAATTATCTATATGTATTTCACAATTATCACCAAACATGGTTGCATAAATATTATGAAAAGATAGAACTGTTCTATAAACAAATATGTCATCATAAAGAAAATCAAGATGAAATAGAACATCCTATTATTGATGAAGAGACGATTGTATCTTTGGATTTAAATGTTGTAAGTGATATAAAAACCTCAGAGGAATCACCACAAGAGGCATTGGAAGAAAAGGAAGAGGAACAACAGGAACAACAGGAAGAAGTAATCATATCTTCATTACCACATCATACATCACAAGAAGAGAAAGAAACACAACAGGATATATCATCATCTCAATTAGAATCAATCCAAGAAGAGAAAGAAACACAACAGGATATATCATCATCTCAATTAGAAACTATACAAGAAGAAGAACTTGATTTATCCACAAATAAGATTCAAGAAACGGACTTAGAAAATAGACCACCTCGTGAACCGACACCTCCCCTTATAGACGAACCACACCCACCACATGAGGAAGAAAAAGAAGCTGCGGATACTTCAACTGAATCCAATCCTCGAAAAAACAACAACAAGAAAAACAATAGGAAAAACAAGAAAAAATAACGAAATATTCCTATCATTATACCAATAGTATTTTTACACCGCGCCCTTCACAACAAAATTGGTATGTATTTACGATATTTTTAAATATATAATTTATTTTGTTTATAAAGACATCTAATTCAGGGGCCTCATTAAAATGGACGTATAGATAACCAGGTTGTTGTAATTGATTTTTTTTGTAGAGTATATTGTCATAATATTCTTTTGAATCATCGCTACAAGAATGAAAAAAGGAATCACGTATATGCGTGATTTCTTGTATTTCTCTTTGATTCAGTGGAAAACATTTTGTACAAAACATTGTTTGTTTCCATTGAAGTGCTTTGTATTTCGGTTTAAAATGAATGATTTTATAATTTTTCATTTTAAAGTGTTCTTTTATCCACATGTGCCAATCTTTGGAACAATGACTCACATTTCCCAATGAGCTAGAAAGACAACAATTTTCATTGTCTAAATATTGACAAATGTGTAGTTTAATCCCATTATCAAATGTATACATGATATATGCTTTAGTATTATAATATTAAGTTCTTTTATTTCCTTATATCGTTTTAATGTTTCATTTTTAAGAATTGTTTTTTGAGTTTTGATATATTTAATGTAGATACTGCCTTATTTGCGAAATATAAGGTAGATAGATACATATATATATGTATTACAAGTTTCACATGAGTCAACTTCGTCAAAATACCTCGGTGTTTCACTTGACAAGGGCATTTCTTTTCTTTCATTGTGGCAAAAAAACGTAATAAAACATAATCGTACACAAAGATAAATACATATCCAATACTAATTGTTATATAGATACGCATGATTAAATCCATTTTTTCCCCACCACCAATCATATGTTTCCCCCACAGTTTTGTAAAATAATAACAATTATAAAGTAAAAAGAGAAAAGTACTATAAAACAAAAATTGGAATGATTTCGTTTTTTTAAAGTCTTCTAGTTTATCACAAGAACAAGTGTTTTCATTCAATTTATAAAATATATGAAATGCATATATATAGTAAAGAATAAATAAGAACTGGATTATAATCATTATCTTCATGATAAAATAGAACAATATAATATAACAGAATATAATATTTATTACAATGTTATCATTATACATCATGTGATCGTGCATAGTGTTTATATGAAAAAGCAACTATACCCATAAGCGTATCAAATAACAAAATAAACACAAACCATGTATTTTTTTGATATATCAAAATAGACGAAAGTAAAAAGAATAGGGCGTGAAATGGGCGTAGTCCATCCCACCATATTTTTTGATGAAATGCACCGGTTTTTCGTGATTTCGTAAGAAAGAGTATTAAACTACCTAAACCTGAAATAGCATAAAATGCGACAAAAAGTAGTCTAAATATAGAATATGGTAACGATAAATACGCTGCAGCAATACAAGCACAACGAACACATATACAAATAAAAAAGTAAAACAATAGCTTCATTATACATATACAATAGAATACAAATCCACATAAAAATACACATAAAATTATAGATCACAATTACACATAAATAAAAATATAAAGTATATTCTTTTATAATAGACTATAGAAGATGGTATCATTTTATTATTTAGCATGGTTATCTATGAGCGTACCTTATTATTTGAAATGTAAAACGTGTAAATACGTTCATTTTATTTCTCCATATCAAGCAAAATGTAGACGCTTTTTATTTCTAAATAATCCATATATTGTGAATGAAAACAAAGAAGTGGTAGAAAATGATTTGTATTTAGACATCGAAATCGCAAGAGGAGATAATGGTATATGTGGTAAAAATGCAACCTACTATGAACGACGATTACATCAATAAATCAATGCCTTTGTATAAAAATCATCCATCCATCTATTTATTTTTATTGAAATAATTATATAAAATAAGGTTGGAATTTAATATTTCACCATTAAAATTGTTTTGTTTTAAATATTTGGAAATGGTATTTTTAATAATATTAAAATGCGTGCAACCTAAAACTACACAATCACAAATGGATAAAACCCCTTTATGATTTGATAATTTCTCTAGTGTATTATGGATATTGTTTGTATTGTTATTATCTATATCACCTACCAACGAATTAAATGTTATATATTTCACATTTGATTTTAATAATCTAGCATGCCACCTTATTCTCGATGTTAAATTTGTCGATAATATTAAAACATTTTTATATTTTTTTTCTTTGATGTGTATACACATAGGTATAATCGGTTCAAATATTTTGATATTATGAATCAAATGATTATTATTGATAAGTATATCTAAAATACAAGAAGAAGCAGTATGACAAGAAATAATAATATGTTTTACATTTTTAAAACGATTTATTTTTGTTAATAATATATTTCTTGTGGATTCTTTATTGTCGCCTATTTTTATTTGTGGAAAAAGTGAAATAAACTTCATTTTGATTGAATTACTTTTATATTTTTTAAGGAAATTTATACCTCCACAATTAGTATAAGGATCACGATTATTACTTTTTTTACAAATATCTAATACGATTGTTGTCATTTTAATAATAAAAGATTTTAAATGATGCAATAAATGATTTAAATTGGTAGAACGACGATTATATCAATAAATCAATGCCTTTGCATAAGGATAGTTATCAAGAAGAATTTGTTTTTGTACGATTCCAAGTCTATACGTACTACATATTTCCACATCTTCTATTATTTGTTGACCCATTGTGAAATCAATATGAGTTATCTTATCATTTGAATCATATTCAATAATAGTAGAAGACAATACGAATTTTGGAACTTTTATTTTACCTTTATTATAATGACACATTTCTGTGGAAAGATCCACATCCAATTCGTTCAAAAGAATTTCTACCATATATTTTATGAACAATGTATATTCATCTAAAAAAATATGTAATACGTGCTTTAATTGATTGTTCCAAAAACGTTCATTTAATAATTTGGCACTATTTCGTATATTCATTTCTTTTTGAAACTGTTGTAAATATTCATGTTTACATAGCAAGGATAATTTATTATCATGTATGGTTTGTTTTTCTATACATGGTAAAATATGATGGAAAAATATATCTTCCATGAGTTTCGTATATAGAAACTATATTATTTCAATTCTTATATAAGGAACTTACCATTTTGTTTTTTTCACACTTATTTTTGGCGCACTGCTTTTCTTAATATACGCATTCGGGTCATAGGCTTCATCTTCATCATCTGACCCCAGATTTTTAGACAATTCCCAAAATTCTTTGGATCCTAATCTAAAATCTTTTCGTCCCTCGGCTTTGTACCAAAAGATTTGGTCTTGTAATTTATTGGATTTCACATTATTGTTGATCACAAGACATTCGAAATTTTCCGTACACTGATCCATTACTTGACAAAAGGATTCAAAGGTTGGAAACATACCCGCATAGTTCTCATAAATACGCTTTCGATTTGCGATATAAGGTTCACGCAATATAAAAACATAGTCGATATTCGTACGTAATGTAGGTGGTATTCCTAGTGGGTATTGCATGGTAATAATGAGCATAATTTTCCAATGACGACCATTCATAAAAAGCAATCGCATCATTTTATCACGAGACCATGTATTGTCGTATAAACAATCATCCAATATGACAAATGCACGGGGATCAATGTTGGACTTTTTATACATTTGTATTTGTTTATTTACTTGTTTCAGAACCCCTTTTTGTCTTTTTAGAATATTTGTGATAATAGATGTATTGTATTCATCATGAATAAATAATTTTGGAACATGACTACTATAAAATCCATTGCCTGCTTCTGTTCCAGATATCACGGTTCCTAGTGGAATATTACGGTGGTGATATAATAAGTCTCGAACTAAAAAACTTTTTCCTGTGTCACGACGACCAATCAAAACAACAACGGGTCCTTTGTTTTCTTCTTTTTTGAAGGTAATATAGTTCATATCAAACTTTTTTAGTTCTAGGGTCATATAGAAAAGAAAGCATATTTAAATCATAAATATAAAACGAATAAATGAAATATAAGTTAAAAGCTTTATTCTTTATTCTAAAATAATACAATATGGATCAAAGTGTATACGAAGAATTAAATCAATTAAGTGACTGTGAATTTAAGGATATTATCAAGAAAAGTCCTTTACAAGATTATTTAGAAGTAAATTTTGAAACGCATATTAAGTCTTTTCAAGAAAGAAAAGACAATAATATTTTCAAAGTAAAGACAAACGAAGACGAAGACAAAGAAGTATTTGTAAAATATATCACACTTGTGGATTTTTTGAAATTTTTAATAGGGAAATATAAAAATGATGATTTGACTTTATTGCCTTGTGAAACAGAAAAAGAAAATCAATCAAAATATGAGAAATATATCAATGAACCCAATAATTATGCCTATGTAGATAGTTTGTTTTATTATGCATCTAGTGTTTTTGCAAAAAAACATCATTTTCCACACGGAATCCATTGTTACGATCAATTCATTTGTAAAAAGAAGAACTGTAAAATTAACATTGCAGATGATTTGGAATATTTATGCGATTCTAATTTTTTCAATGAAAATATCAATAAACTATATTCATTTGAAGATTCAAACATATCGGATTTATTCATGACAACTCAAAAAGAAAAATTAACGATTTGCGACGATCAAATCACATTGGATAATATTGAAGAAATACAAATTGACAATGAAGTAAAAAAATCGTCGTTATGTGATATATCATGTTCGGAATACAATCCTCTAATGTCTAATGAAAATACGAATGCTAATATCGATATCAGCAACCAAGAAGAAGGACAAAGTAACGAAGAACATTCGCAAAGTGACGACGAAGACTCTTATAGCGATGATTCTAAAAGCGATGTCGTTCACACGAGCGACGAAGACGACGACGAAGACGACGACAATGAAGACGAATATGAAGACAACGATGAAGACAACGATGAAGACGACGACGATGAAGATTACGAAGATAGCGAGCAAAGTGATGAAAGTGAAGACGAAGAAGATGTCATTTTATACATTCACGAAATTCCCACACAAGTTGTGGTACTTGAAAAATGCGAAGATACATTCGATTCGCTTCTTGAAAAGGACGAATTATCCACCGATGAATTAGAAAGCGCTATATTTCAAATCATAACCATCTTATATACGTATCAAAAAGTATTTCAATTTACACACAATGATTTACATACAAATAACATTATGTACACAAAGACAAATAAAACCCACATTGTATACACAATCAAGAATAAGACCTATAAAATTCCAACCTTTGGTAAAATCTATAAAATCATTGACTTTGGGCGGGCGATTTACACCTATCAAAATAAATTAATGTGTAGTGATAGTTTTTCCACCAATGGAACCGCCTATACACAATACAACTTTGGACCGTATTACAACCCGAAAAAACCAGTATTGGAACCCAACTATAGTTTTGACTTATGTCGGTTAGCGTGTAGCATGTTTGATTTTATTTGCGATGATATTCAAAATATTCAAAAGTATCGCGATGCGACTCCCATACACGATATGATCTTTTCTTGGTTGTATGACGACAATGGTCGCAATATGTTGTATCGGTCCAATGGCGAAGACAAGTATCCTGGCTTTAAACTATATAAAATGATCAGTAAAATCGTACATCAACACCTTCCAGAAAATCAATACGATCATCCTTGTTTTCAGAAATTTGTTTCCACACAAGAAGAAACAAATCACGATACAATGATCGTTACGGAAATAGATAAAATGATTGTTTGATATACATCTCTCCCATTAGGAATCATATAAGTCTTCTTTGTGTGTCTTTAAATAGGTAATCATTTGTGTCTGAGT